CGTTGACCTTGGCACTTATAGTAAGCTTGTTTATCAGAAGGTGTTCCACCGTTGTGAACAAACGGACAAGGATAACGTTATCCTGACTTCTGATAAGCAGGAGCAATGGGCTGAGATAGACGAGGACGGTGTTGTGCAGAATATAAGCTGCTGCCCTTATTGCGGTCTTAACCTGAACGATCATAAAGGCACAATAGTTGTGCTTAAAGCAAATACTTCCGATGAACAGTGGCAAGCAGAGTTTGAAGGAGCTATGATGTAAGTGATAAAAATAAGAGTAGAGGGAGAGCCGAAAGAGGTTGAGAAATTTGTGCGCCTTTTAGAGAAAAAGGACGTTCGTGTATTGAGTGAGAGTGACGATTATAAAAACCGTAACTCTGTTTATGTGAGAAGATATTTAGACGTGGATATAAGCCGACAAGGGGGAGAATAAATGGAGAAGAAAAAAGTAGTGATACCAGTAATCATTTGCATATGCGTATCTGCACTTCTTTCGTTCCTTATAGTAAACGGCATACAAATAGCCATGTGCGACAGCCTATACTACAAATTGAAAACTCTTGAATATGAAAAACATAGACTTTGTTATGTTCTTGCCGATAATACATCTTATGAAAAACAGATAGACGAAACCAAAACAAGGTATATCCTGAGTATGGATATGTCTTTTTTGAAAGAGGCAAGTTCAGACGAAGAAACGATAAGAAAGCTTGACGATGTGGACGAGCAGATACATCAATTGGGCGATGATTATATCAATGCCTTTGAGGGAATATTCGGCACAAAGAAATTGAAGTCAAGCGAATATTCCGATAAACGTGCTGTGTACAATGATTTACTGATTTTTAATGGCAGGGAAAAAGATGAATGAGATTATAATAAGTATCAAGCCTGAGTGGTGCAGAAAAATAATGACAGGGCAGAAAACGGCAGAAGTCAGACGGACAAAGCCAAAACTGAACACGCCTTTTAAATGCCTTATTTATTGCACGAAGGACGCTAAGTCAAATGAGCTTTACAAGGGCAAGGTGGTAGCTGAGTTTGTTTGCGATAAGATATTTAATATTGATGCAGGCAACAAGGCTGAGATAATCGAGAACTCCTGCCTCACCGAAGAACAGTTGGAAACGTATGGCGGAAAATATGCTTGGCATATTTCTTGCTTAAAAAAATATGTTCCAGTATTGCCGCTTGAAACCTATTTAAAAAAAGCTCCGCAATCGTGGTGCTACATAAAAATGTGACATATGTGTCCACTTTTGAGCAAGTTTTGAACTTGCTCTTTCTTTTTGCGCCGAAGCCTATAAAACGCTGCATAGCTATCACGATACAGCGTTTGTATAAAAAGAAATATGATGAAGGTGGTCGGGCATGAGGCTCATTTGTTGCTTAAAATTTTATATTTACTATTGACAAACGTACTGTAATATGATATAATATATATATAAGATAACCTACTTTATTGAAGGAGTGCTGATTATGGGCAACGCATTAGTTGAATTTTATCCGACACCGAAAACTCTCATTGATAAAATGCTTGACGGAATAGATTTTAATACCGTGAAAACCGTATTAGAGCCAAGTGCAGGAAACGGAGCTATCGTTGAGGGTTTGTTGGAAAGAAGTAAACAATCATATCGTGGCGAGGAAATAGACATTGACGTAGTGGAGATAGAGCCTGATTTTCAGAAGATTTTAAAAGGCAAGGGATATAAGCTTGTGTATGATGATTTTCTGACTTTTGAGGCAGATAAGCACTATGACCTTATCATTATGAACCCACCATTTTCAAACGGTGATAAACACCTTTTGAAAGCGTTGGAAATGCAGGAGAACGGCGGCGAGGTAATCGCTATTGTTAATGCTGAAACTATTCGCAATCCATTCAGTAATCGCCGCAAGGAACTTGTGAAGCTGCTTGAAGAATATAACGCTGAGATAAACTATCTGCCTTCTGAGTTTACAAGTGCCGATCGCACAACAAACGTTGAGGTCGCAATGATTAAGGCTAAAGTGCCTTGTGTATATAAAAGTGATATTCTGAAAAATCTTGAACGTTCAGAACTGGAGCAAGAGGACAGAAACTTTGAGCCAACTGACGTTGCAAGCGGTAACTACTTTCAAAATCTCATTGACTCATACAATCTTGAAGTTGCCGCAGGCAAGAAACTTATAACCGAATACTTCGCTCTAAAGCCTAGATTTTCAAGCAGTTTTAAAAAAGGCTCTTACCAAAGAGATATTATAAAGCTTGAAGTCAATGAACATTCATATAAAGAGAATTATGGTGAAATGATTAACCGTTTCATTTATTCAATGAGATATAAGTATTGGAACGCTTTGTTCCATTCTGACGAGTTTATGAAGCTGTTCACAAGCAAGCTTAGACAAGACTTTATGTCAAAACTTTCTGAAATGAAATACTATGATTTTAACCTTTTCAATGTTCTCCAAATGAGAATAGAGCTATCAAGACATTTGCTTTCTGCTCTTGAGGACAACATCTTGCAGTGCTTTGAAGAGTTTAGTACGAAATATTCGTGGTATTCTGAGTGTGCTAACAATATTCACTATTATAACGGTTGGGCGCATAACAAGGCACACTATGTAAACAAAAAGGTTATCATACCGCTTTCGGCGTGGAATGATATTTTTAAGAGATTTTCTTATTACAGAGTGGAAGAAAAGCTCAAAGATATCGAAAGGGTCTTTGAGTATCTTGACGGCAGCGACCGCATTAATTATCACGATCTTTCTTCGATACTCAAAGTGGCTGAAAACATGGGAGAAAGTCGAAATATTGAGCTGAAATATTTCAATGTTTCATTCTACAAAAAAGGAACTTGTCATATTGAGTTTACTGACGAAAAACTTCTGAAAAAATTCAACATTTACGCAGGCAGACAGAAAAACTGGTTGCCGCCACATTACGGTAAGAAGGCGTACAATGAAATGACCGATGATGAAAAAGCCGTCATTGATGAATTTGAGGGAGAACAGGCATATGAAGAGGTGTATGAACATTCAGAACAGTATCTTATTGAGAATAATGAACTTTTGAAACTTTGTGGATAGGGGCGAAAAACATGAGCAGAATGACAAAGAAACAGCGTGAAGAATTAAGGAAAAAAGAAATCGAACGTAAAAGAGAAAACTTAAAAAGGACGTATAATGCTTATCTTTTATATCACCGTTATAAAAATATAACGTGGATAGCAGAAAATGATATTCGCAGAAAGAGTGCAAAAATCATTGTAAATAATTATTTTTTCACAGTGTTTAGTGGAATTGAGCATCGTTGTAAAGAAAAGCCAACGGGATATAAAATATGGTGCAATACGATAGCGAGCTTTGGAGATAATGAATACTGGGTGTTGAGTAAACCGCAATGCGTTCAGGGTCATTTTATAGAAACGTGTCCTTTTTGTGGTGCAGATTTAAAACACCGAAAGGGAAGTGTTGTTCTCATTAAGACGAAGAGAAGCGAAGAAGAATGGCAAAGAGCTTTTGACCGTTCGTTGTGACATATGTGTCCTCATTCGTTGACTATCTGAACAAGACGTGATACAATATGTTTTGGCAGACAATGATAATAATAAAAGGAGTGTTACTGTTATGACAATTCGTAGGCTGTGTGAGATCAAAAGCAACGGAAAAGTGGTTTTAAAACGAAATGTACACCACTATGAAGAAACAATTTCATCATATTCTAAAGATGTTATTTTGGATAACCTGAAACGTGATGATGTGCGTACTGCTTTGGACGGCAGAAAGCCAAATGGTGAAACTTACGGAAAAACCGAAATATATATTATCACCGAAGCGGAATGGAATAAGCTTGTTGAGCTGAATAAACAGAATAAAAATGAGTGAGGCGTTTACAGCGAATGGCGGTGTTGAGAAATCAACGCCGCCATTCGTGCTATATGTGTCACAATTGTTTCTTTTCGAGTGTCAAACGCCTCACGCCTAACTGCTATAACATTTGCAAATATACGGCTTATGGTGAATGTGGTCGGAGCAGACCCATAATGTAAATTCTCATTTTGCTATTGACAAATTGCATATAATATGATATAATATATTTATAAGATAATTCGTAATTAATTTTAGTGAGGAGTGGTTTTATGCCAACAGCAACAGCATTTGACTGGACTGGAAATCAAACGTCCATATTTTCCACGCTTGCCGCAAGTAATCATTCAAAGACCGAGAGGCAGGCTGATGATTACTATGCTACCGACCCGATAGCGGTTGAAAAGCTATTGGAAAAAGAACATTTCAACCATTATGTGTGGGAGTGCGCCGCAGGCGGTCTGCATATCTCTAATGTGTTGACTGCTCACGGATATAAGGTAAGAAATTCTGACATAACAAGTCGAGGAAACAGGAGCATAGAAGAGCTTGACTTTTTCAAAGCCGAGAAGGATAAAATGTCACCTGATATCATTACAAACCCACCATACAAGTATGCAAGCGAGTTTGTTGAACACGCCTTGGATATTTCAATGGATAGTGTTAAGGTTGCTATGTTCTTAAAAATTCAGTTTTTGGAGAGCAAAAAAAGGCGAGAACTGTTCAAAAAATATCCACCTAAGAAAATCTATGTTTTTACAAATCGAATGAACTGCGGTAAAAACGGCGTGTTTGGCAAAGAAAGTTCGGCGGTGTGCTATGCGTGGTTCATTTGGGAAAAGGGATATACAGGACTTCCAAAGGTGGATTGGATAGATTAAAATGTAAGAGAGCTGACATTTCGGCTCTCTTTTTTTGTGAGCTACATATGGCGCAGAGAGGCATACAAAACGCCTCACGCCTATCACGATACAGCTTTTATATATGCAAGCCGTATGGTGATAGTGGTCGGAAATTCAGAGTTGAGAAAAAAATATTCATTTATCTATTGACAAATGTAATATAATATGATATAATATATGTATAAGATAATTTGAACTTAAAGGAGCGTTGAGTATGGAAGAGAAAGAATATCTTACCAAAGAGAAAATTTTTGCTATGATTGAGAGAGGCATGAAAAAAGTTGACTTTCAAGAGCAGATAGGTTTTTTCTACAGCGAACAAGGCTACATCTATAAGTCTGATAAGAGCTTTGAAGAGCTGAAAGACGATGAAGTCTGTTACATACCTGAGTATTATGCTGAGGTCAATGACGAGGGCTTGCTTGAAGATGTTGATATTTATACGAAAACTGATTTTATGGAAATCTGCGGAAATATAAAATGGCAGGCTTCTGCGTTGTATGAGTGCGTGGATTGGCAGCACCCTGAAACCCTTTATGATGA